GCCCTTCCGGGCTATCGCTGCGTTTTAACTCTGCAGAAGGAGCACATCTATGAATGAAATATTGGACACCCCGGCCGGATATAATGAAATATATCGCAGGACCGGATCTGGTGCCAATAGCCTCGCCGACCTCTCGAGAACAGAATATGTTCTTACCGGGTCTCGAAGCGGAGTAGATGTCGCTGGGTGGAGAAAGAAGATAGAGAAAGGCCTTCCGGCCTCGTCTCCCTATTCGATCGACACTTACAATGTGAATAACACATCTGGCACATACCGTGCCAATGTGATGGTTCACAATGTACCCAGTCTTGAGTACGATGACAGCTTTCAGGGGACTCTTTACCCTGGTCGACCTGTGGATCACTTGATGACTGACTTTACAGAAGTTGAATCTGCCTCTCTAGCCAAGTTGTACGAAAAGCTCGACTCTGTGAAAACAGAACTGAGCGGCCTCGTCGTGCTTGGTGAAATGAGGGAGACGCTTAAGATGATCAGACACCCTATGGATACCTTTAGGAAGCAGACTGAAAGCTATTTTGAAGCTCTACGTAAAAGAAAGAGCTCAGTTAGCAAGATGCCTGTGAAATATCGTAAACCAGAGTGGAATAAGATTATCACCGGGACTTACCTCGAGTTTGTATTCGGCGCAGTTCCTACCTACAATGACATCATCGCTGGTGTCAAAGTACTGGAGCGTTACAGAAACGGCGATCCTTTAAGGAAACGTATTTCTGCTGAACATACACTCTCGAGCTCGACTGAAGTTATCGATGGACCTTTTAAGTCGACTACCGGTATCGTGATGGTATTCCGCAAGGAAGACTTTATCACTACGGAAATCGGCTCGAAGTTTATCATCGGGCTTCAGGTACAAGAAGAGATTGCTAACTCTTCTTTGGACAGGGTATTGGCTCTTTCTGGTTTCAAACTAGATGAGTTTATCCCGTCGCTTTATGAGTTGATGCCGTGGTCTTGGCTTATCGATTATTTCTCCAATCTTGGAGATTTGATTAATGCCGGTACCACGGACACAAGTTCCGTTTTGTGGGTCGTTCGCGATAGACGACAGAAGACTACCTTAACCAGTAGTCCATCTGCAGTTGATCCGACGCCGCATTACATAGGTTCTTATGTTATCAACCATTGGTCTGGGTCGTTCGGTAACTCCGCAACGACTCGAACAACACTCGTGAGAGAACCACTCGACGACATACCAATGCCGACTTTTCAAATCACCCATCCGGGTGAGAATGTTAAGAAGCTGTTGAATATGCTTGCTGTGGCGAACTCTTTACGAGCAGGTTACCGGGAGTTATCCTGGCTAACCCGCAGGGGGGCCTAGACTTTGTCTAGGCCCCTGGGACAGTTTGCAACTGTTTCTCCTGTGCTTAAAGCGAACTCATCCGAGTTTCTTTTCCTTTCTTTAATTAAAGAGGTTAATCATGGCTTTTACGCCTTTCTCCCCCATTACTGGGGGCCCCCAAAGTGGTCTCACAAGTCCGACTTATACCATTACCGCTGGCTCACCGCCGGCAAACAATGCAAAGTCGTATTTCGTGTCCACTCTTGGAGGAACGCAAACCGGCGTGCTCACGCACTCGGTCGCTTCTCCTTTCACGGTATCTTTCTGGAAGCCAGCGGTCCTTAAGACCTTGCAACCGGTGAATCCCGTTACTGGGCAGCTTCGTGCGGTTCCTACGAACACGTACAAAATGATCGTCCGTAAGGGCGTCGTACCATTGGCCGGCCAGGCATCCAGAATCGCACAGGTAACTGTGTCGATGGATGTCCCAGCTGGGTCCGAGACGTACGATTGGGTCAACCTTCGCGCAATGCTAAGTTGTGCTGTTGGAGCTCTTTGGGAGCAAAGCAGCACAATCGGCGCAACGCTGACGAACGGTGAGTTCTAAAAAACTCAATCCCCTGTCATTCTTGATCAACCTTTGTCGATGTTTGATTACACGACTCTGGAAGGTCACCTTCGTAGTGACCTCGGGCCGTGGCTCGCTCGTGACTCTGGGGGTTATCATTCTGATATCCCTTTTGAGTCTGCAGCAGCCCGAGCCCTTGCTGGCAGCTTTTACAAAAAGCTGTGCCCTATGGGAGACACTTCAGCACCCGACCTCGCAGCCCTGAAGAAATTCGAGCTGATCAACGACCGGATGCTGGAGACCCCTTGGGCTTTTCATGCAAACAGTGAAGCCGAGAGTTGCTTTTATGATTACTTTAAAAATAATCTAAATAGCGCTCTCTCCCCATCTGTGGGTTTGCCAGAAACTGACGACCCTGACCTTGAGTGCTCTGACCCCGCATCCGCGGAGTTCGACCTTGATTTCATTCGTCAGAATATTATGCCTGGTCCCGGCGCAGCCCAAAAGGCAAACGCCGATACGATCGTAACGAAACTCTTTGAGTCAGTTATGTCGTTCTATGGATCCGACCATCTGGTAAGACTGTATCGTACCGCCCTTTCCGAAACTGGTTTCTGGGCCGATGCTGAGAAGCAACGGTTTGAGACTTACGGTTTCTCTAGGGTTGACGGAGGCAAAGCGTTCTTCGCATTGAAAAATGCTGAGATATCGCGATTCTGCTGCACCGAAGCCTCTCTGGAAATGTTATTTCAGAAGGCAGTAGGTGCTTTTATTGAACGAAGGTTGTTACAACACTTTGGGATTAACCTTAGTGTGCAGCCCGAGAACAATAAACGGCTCGCTAGAATTGGCTCGATAGATGGTTCCTTCGGAACCATGGATCTTGTTAGCGCTAGCGATATGAACTCGTGTCGATTGATCGACGACAGTATGCAAAATAGTCCCTTAAAGACTATGATGTTTATGTGTCGAAGTGAAAAGATCCTTCTTCCAAACGGATCTCTGGTCGAAATGGGTATGATTAGTACGATGGGGAACGGTTTTACTTTTCCCCTTCAGACCATCATTTTCGCGTCAGCGGTTAGGGCCTGTTACCAGCTTATGGGTTTCCCATGTGCTGATCCTCGGACTCAGTTTGGTGTATTCGGAGACGATATCATTGTACGCCGTGAGGTGTATGAGTTTCTGTCGAAGATGTTAACCAAACTAGGGTTTGAGGTGAACGATCAAAAGTCGTTTAACAGTGGTCCTTTTCGTGAGTCATGTGGCGGCGATTACTTCAACGGTAGAAATATCCGCGGAGTATATATTAAGTCGTTAGAGACTCCTCAGTTGATAGTGTCCGCAATTAACCGCCTGCAAAGGTGGTCAGCACGGACGGGGGTTGAACTAGTTGAAACTCTTCGCTACTTAAGGGCACGAGTGCCAAAAGCACCTAAAGTCCCGCCTAGTGAGGCAGATGATGCCGGTATCCAATCTCCTTTCGTTTATACAACACCCAAGGTTGCCAACAACTACTGGTTCCGTTACAGGAGCTGGCAGAAGAAGGTCCGAAAGGTTGTTGTGACTGAGCCCGATTGTTCTGCGAATCCTAACGGATCTGCAGTCGGATACCTCAGTGGTCACTATCGCCGACCTGAGTATGTAATTGGGAAAGACTTTCCGTCTTCGACGGGAAGTCATAGCCGCATCGTGAATACAATTCACGAACCGGTATGGGTCTCCTTAAGAGATCCACCCAATGTACTCGGTCGGTACAAAGTCCGATCGTCGTCCATTCCCTTCTGGGATTGGATTCCGGTCGGCGACGTCTGGGAAGACGTCACCTACGAC